AAAATCCAGTTCAAGGAATGGACTGGTCATCGTTGTTTGATAAATGGCGATGATTTGTTAACCCGAGATGTCAGTAGTGGCGGGCTTGTCGAAGCAATCGAGACTGAAGGCGCGCACGTAGGCCTAGTCGTCAACAAAGACAAGACAATGTCCGACCCTGAATACGGAGAAATTAATTCCACTGTATTCAAGAACTGCATTGAGGAAAAGAAAACGAATGTGAGTTCCTTGTGGATGGAGGAGGGAGTGGCCGACGTAATGGGTTACGCTCGCGAGGCGACAAAGAGTCCGAGAGGGTTCCGGATGGTGATGCTTGCCAACGTGTCGAGACTGGCTCGACAGAAAACAAAAACTGTGCATCGCCTTCCTGGGGACCTAATCGCCCAAGTCCTTGCGTCGAAGCGTTTGAAATACGCCATTTCCGCCCGTCCCGAAGCCGAGGATCCTGTTCTCACCAACCTATTCCCCGTAGTACCCGTGCCCGACGGATACGATTTAACGCGCGAGGAAGAGGCTGCGACACTCCGCCGTGAGGTGGAGAGGGCACGTGAAGAAGAGTCATGGATCGGGCTACACAACCAGAAGAAGAAAGCTCGTGAAGTGAAAAAGGAAATGCTCATTCTTCCCGGGGAGCGGCTTCCAGGTCGTAAGATCTGGAAGTTACTTCAGCCGAAAAAGACCGTACCTTTGGAAACGACTTTGTCGTGCTTCGCCAAGGCATGGGAGCTCAAAAGAAAGGAAGCGTTGCTCGCGGATTCCACTGGCGACGATCCACCACTGATCGTCAGTGACTTATCCGGTATCGACCGTTTGATCGATACAATTAAGTACTGGAAAAAGACAAAAGAAAAGGTGGGCGTGTGCGCCGTTGAGGCCCCGTCCAGCGGAGAGGAGTTTTTGGCCTTTGGGCTAACAGACGAGTCTTCCTGGATATCCAGTCCAGTAATGGGTTGTGACAATGTAGCGTCACGCTATGTGTTACCGTAAGGTGGCACCCGACCTGCGGGAGCGCAGGAGTTAACCCTACGGGGTAGGCAACCAGGTC